AGTAGCCATTATTTAATTATGTTTTAACAAAATTTAAAATATTACCTGAAAAAGCTTTTAATCGAGATGCAGATAAAGGATTATTTGCATCTTTTAATACTTTTTTTCCTAATCTACTTAATTTTTCTTTTCCTTTACTTTCAAGTTCTTCTTGAGATGGAACATTTGGAATTCTTTCATTAATTTCTGTATTTAGATTAGTCTCTATTGTTTCTGCTGGGAGGAGAGGTAAAGGGTCAAGTTTTAACTCGGTTCCAGGGATTGGTCTTCCAGTTTCAGCATCAATTATTTCACCAGCTAAATTAGGAATATCTTTAGGGACTTCCCATAAATTAATTATTACTAAATTATTTAATTTTCCTTTTCCAATTACTCCTTGTTCTTGTAAATATTTATTTAATGCTTGAATTTCTTTAGCACTACTACTAACTTTACCATTATCTTTTCTTTGAACACCAAATATTATACACCCAGAAGAAGCATTTTCACTTCCACCATGATGGATCATAACTCCATCAAAAGCAACTCCATCACGACGAATTGCAAAATTTTCAGGAGCATCTACATCTTCACTAAAAATATTATATCCATTAGGATCAGATAAAGAACTTATTCTTAAAGCTTGGCCTTTATAATTTGTTTTGGAAATGTAAGTACTAGTAGTTGTTCCTAAAACTATATTATATGAGGAAGGTGCTAAAGAGGATAATTTAGTTGGATCTTTTACATTATTAGGTATAGCAGTTACATCTTTTATTTTTTTATCTCTTACAGCATCTTCAACTGTAAAGCCTAATATATTACCTTTATACCACATAGTACCTTGGGTTCTTCCTCCTCCTACTGTTCTAACTTTGCCATCTTTTCCTTTAACTTTTGAATAAGCAGCAGTACCCGTAGATTCTCTTACAACTATAACTTTATTAGATCTTTCAATTAATTTTTTTAAACTGTTAGGCATTTCATTTAAAGATGTATGACTACCATTAAGTTGAAAAGACCCAAGTGAACTTGCTATTGGAGATAGTTGATTTACATATGCCATATTATATAGTTTTTACAAAATTAGACTTAATATCATCAAGTTGTGTTAATACTTCTTCTAAATTTTGAGCAGCTAATTTTGCAGGTCCTTGTATTGCAGAATCAGGAACACCAACAACATTAGGTCCTGTAAATACTTGGATAGTTTTTAAAGCAGTTGCTAAATTAGCAATTTCTTTAACAATTATTTTTAAATATTCTACTGTTAAGTCACCTTTTAAAACAGGTTCTTTAGCATCTTTTGATCCTAACCTAACATCAGTACTATCTATACAAATTTTCTGTTTAGCTTCTAAATAAACTCCATTCATAGAAGATAAACTAACAGATGAATTACCACTAATTAAAACACTATCTGTTTTAGCATTTATTACAACCCTATCTGAATTTAAAGCTATTTGAGGTTTAGTATAATTTGATGGTAATATGGGTTTAGTCATGTATGAAATAAAATCTTCATTTGCTAAACTAAATGGTAGTTTTTGGGTAGATGTTAAATATATAGAAGATAAATCATCTTTAATATTTTCTGTTGTTGGAACCCACCCTGCTTCATTAACATTAGGAGATTGACCATTTCTTAAGATCATTATAGGGTCTCCATTCTCTCCACTTTCAGACCAATTATTTTTTTTCTTACTATCAGATTTAGCAGTATGACCTAATCTAATACTTTGTCCATATCTTCCTTCAATAATATTATCTCCCATAAAAGGTAACAACGGATAAATATTATCTTTTTCAATAAAAGTATTTTGAGAAGGATTATATTCACTATTTAAATTTATAGTAGGATCAGTTGGAACATTTGGATTACTTGGAGAATCATAAGGATTTGGATTTTGAGATTTTTTAAATACCTCAGAAAACGGTAAGGAATTTGGATTAGCATTATTATGGGGGTGATTCCATATTCCAATAGGATTAAAGTAGTAAGTTTTACTTTCAACTGTTTTTAAGTCATAATCTAAATTTTTTGGTATAGAAGTAATTATAACCTGTTCATTTATGAGAGGTAAAGTTTTTAATTGAGAAAATAAAGGATAAGACTTAGATAAATTTGAAGATGCTGTATTATCTATAGGTTCTGTAAAAATAGCTCCTATATCTATCCATGATTCATATTTAGGGTGATTTTCATCTAAAATAATATCTGTTACTCTAGCAACTGTAAAACTAAAACTAGGAGTTGATGTATTACCACCTAAACCAAGACTACGATTATTTACTAATGTATCTGTTCTATTACTTAATCCTGTTTTAAATAACATTATCCTTTTGGTTTAAATTTTTCTATTTCATTAAGGAGTTGTTTTTTCTCTTCTTCTGTCATACCAAAACCTTCTTCTTCTGATTTATTAGATGCTAAAGTTCGTTGAATGATAGTAGCCATTTTAACTAATTGTTCATCATTTTTTATACCAAGTTCCATATATTCTTTTATTAATGGAACTACTAAAGTAGCATCCCCTAAATCATTAATTAAGGGTTTTAATTCACCTATCAAAGCTGAAATTTGAGTTTCTTTTTTCTTTTGATTATCGTAAATTTCTTTAAGTATATCAGAAAATCTTTTTTTACCAAAAATGTTTGATTCTAAATTTCCCATACTGTTTTATTTATAAATATGAGAATATAAAAAAATTAGAAATTAGTATATCCGTTTTCTAAATAAAATATATAATGCTTTTTAAAAATCCCATATAAATTATTAGCAATTTTAGTAATTTTTGGAGTTTTTACATCAGGGAGCATTTCATGTATATAAATGTATAAAGCTTTTTTATTGAATACATCTATGTGATCTCTTTTTCTAAATAATTCTAATATTGAATCTGCAATTTGTGCATCAATATTTTTTGGGTATAACTCAAATATATTATCTGAGATATAATCGGTAAATTCATCTATAAAATATGATAGTCTTTCATCAGAAGTAGATTCATTATCATGAGAATGGTTATCATCTTTTTCTAATTCACCAACAGGTACAGTACTAATTTTTTTCTTATAATTTTTTTCATTATATAATATACACCATCTTTTTACAATAGTACCAAAATATGAAAAAGCTTTAGCTGGGGTAATTTTTATAAGTTTTTTATAACACTCTTCTGATACATTAAGAGTATTAACATATGCTTGAATATCTTGAGTAGTACATTTAATTTCATTTTCAGGCATATAGTCTATAAAACTACCACTATACTCTTCCTGGAATTCTTTTATACAGATTTTTCTTATTTTATTATCAGCACTTTTTACAGGATGGAAAAGTTGCATTTTTTCTAATAAAAATACTTCAATTTCGTGTTGTAAATGTTCTAAATTTTCTACTTCTGTGTGATAAAATTTAAAAGTATGTATAATATTTTGGGTTAATTTAAAGAAAGGATAATGAATTTCTTTTTCATATATTTTACTTCTTTCGTGAGAACAAGAAGTGCTATTATATAACATAATAGCGTTTTCTGTGTCCTTAGTAAAATAGTTTTTACTTTTAGCTTTACGAGGGGCCATAAATTATTTAACTTTTTTTACAGTAAATTCGTTTAGAATTTCTTGTATTTTTAAAATAGAATCAAATATAACACCTACATCATCATCCTTTTCAAATATTCTTCTGTTATCTACTTCTTTTAATTTCTTATTAGAAATCTCAATTATCCTAGAAAACTTATCTAAATATTCCATATAACCTAAAAGTATATCTTCTGATTTTTCTTGTTTTTTCATTAAATTATAAGTTGTCCATCCAAGAATGACAATTCCAACTGATAATATACAAACTGTTATTATTAAAGGTATCATAAATTTTCTAACATATTTTTTAATCCATCACTTTTCATCGAACCTAAAGCCTTAGTTTTAGTAGATAACTTCTTTGATGAATTAGGTGTTGTTCCTAATGTATAATTTTCCTTTAGCTTTTCCACGGATCCTTGTTCCCCTTTTAATTTAGGTAACCATTCACGTTCAAATTCAATACGAGCTGCCATTAAATCTGCTTGATGCAAGATAAAAGGTAAACATGTACGTGGTTTTTGTTCTGGCATAAATGCAAATAGATATTTTTTATTTGCTTCATCATATAAACCATCATGTGTCTGGATAGCTAACATTTCATTAAATGAATATTGTATACCATGTGATTGAAGCAAAAATAACCCTCTATCAGGAACTGAAGCAAATGGTACTTTTTTATTAAACATATAATCTTCACCTAACTTATCACGTCTCCATTTGTCAGTCTGGGGGATATAAGATTCATTTTCTTCATCACCCATTTTACCTAAATCATGGTTAATAGCAGAAAATACTAATTCTTCAATAGTAAATGTAGACATATCTGCTCCTTCAACTCTCCATAATTCATATTGTTTAACAGCACAACGAACTACTCGATTAACATGTTCAACATATCCACCTGGGAATGCATTATGATATTCTTTTTTATGAGCAGCAGGCATTAACATAAT